ATCTGCAAGCCGCGCCGCGCGGCCAGCTCCAGCAGGTCAGCCATGTCGGCCCGCACGTCCTCGAAGAACTCCTCGGCCTCGACCTCCTTGATGGCCGTAGTGGCCCGCCGCTCAAGCTCCCTGGACCTCTGAGCCTTGGCAGTCTCGACCTCCCGAAGCAGGTCATCCACCCTGGGATCTCGGTACGCCGGCTGCTGAGTGGGGGTCGGCACCTCACCTGCAAGCATCTGACCCAGCGTGTCCACGTCGATGTTGTACGCCTTGATGATCCTGGCGACGAGGGCGGCCTTGTTCTGAGGCGGCGCCGAGCTGAGAGCCGCCGCAGTCTGGAGGAGATTCTGCGTTGCCTTGAGCGCGTCAACCCCTTCCGCCCGGAACATCGCCTCGTAGGGCGCCACTGTCTCGCGGAACTTCTGGTACCCCTGGCGGGCCTCAGACGACTCCTGAAGCGCCACCTGCACCTCCCGTTCCCTGCGCAGCACCTCCTGCTGCGCCGCCTGCGGCAGCTTGCCCCACTCCTCTCTAGCTGCCGGCTTCCACGACTGCGGGGCCCGCACGGCCTCTACAACGGGCATTGTGGGATCAGTAGGCTCCTTGGGCGCGGTGGGGGGCGCGGATGGCTCTACGGGGCCGCCAGGGACCTTCTCGCCGGCCTTGGGGGCGAACCGTCCCTGGTCATCCCGGACTGGTCCCGACTCGGGAGTGGGCTCCGTTGGCGGCGCCACCACCGGCTCTGTCGGCGGAGCCGCGGTCGCCGAGGGCGGCGGGGCCTCAATGGCGTCGAACGCCGCCGCAAGATCTGCGTGAAGGTCACTTCCCTGCTCGTTCTCTCCAGACATCTAGGCTCCGGGGGTTAGCGGTTCTCTTCGAGGTTCTTGTCAATGTCGGCGTACTGCTTGCGCTTGAGCAACACAGCCTCTCGGGGCATCAGCTCCGGGGGCAGCACCTCGCTCGCCTTCTCAGGCACATCCGCAGACTTCGACCGCAGCAGATCGATGATCTTGTCCAACAGCGACTTCTCGTTTGGCATGTCAGCTCCTACTCAGACGCTCGTGGATGGCGCGGTCGATGGCCTCTCGGCGCTCCTTGTGGTCGAAGTCCCCCTTCATGCGCTTCTCTCGCGCCCTAGCCGACTCCTTCCACTCGTTCGTGTAGTCACTCGCGGTGGTGAGCCCGCGGGCCTTCATGTACTCCCGATGCTTGCGGCGCGACCCGATGTCGGTACCGTCAGTTGCCGAGGTGTTCTCGTAGAACCTATCCACCATGATCGGTGCATCCTTGGCATGCCGCTCACAGTCGGAAGTCCCCAGGTCCCCTGCCTCTACGAACCCGTTCGCGTCGGCCTTCGGGTGCTCCGGTCTGTAGTAGTACCGCATGACCCTACTCCTTGGTCTTCTTGGGCGCAGCAGCGGCCTTCTCCTTGGCCTGCTGCATGCTCTGTTCGTGGGACTGCTGTGACTGCTCAGACTCCATGGCGTTGCGCCGAGCCTCCATCACCAAGTCCTGCTGCATCTTCTGTACGTCGAACGCCGCGCTGATCTCAGCCTGCTTCTGCTCGATCCCAGCCTTGGTCAGCTCGATCTTCGCCTTCTGCTGCTGTACCGCCAAGTCCATCTGAGCCTTCTGCATGTCAACCTGTAGCCCGGCCTTCTTGACGACCATGTCCGTCTGAGCCTTCTGCTGATCGATCTGGCCCTTCATCTTGAGCGCTTCGATCTTCGGATCGGGCGGAGGGGGCCGCATGGCCTGCTGCTTCACCTGCTGCTGCGCCGCCATCACCATCTGGTCGAGCACGCCCTCGATGGACGACCCACCACGGAACCCAGCCATCGACCACTGGAGCATCTGGAGCAGGAACGGCGCCGTCCATGGAGCCGCGGCCACCACCGGCTGCGACGACTGGAGGAACGTCGCTACAGCCATCAGGAACTCACTCCGCTCCTGCTTCATGGCCGTCATGTCGGCCATCGCCACAGACTCGGGGCGCACCTCGATTCGGTACTGATAGAAGTCCGACTTGATGAGCTGGATGGCCGCCTGGGCCGCCTGCGGATCGCCGCCCGTCATGTACTGAGCGTTCGACTGCTTGAGGATGGTTTCGGGGTCGTAGTGCTTGCTGATGATCTCGGCCTTGATGCTCTGCGCATCGGAAGCGAACCGAGCGAACTCGTTCTGGAACTCCTGCACCCGAGTAGACGCGAACTTCGCCTTGAGGGCTTGTTCCGTCGCAGTGGCCTTACCCGAAGCCTGCCCGCGCATGATGTCGCTCATGCCGGTGACCTGATAGAGCAGGGCCATCAACTCACTGCGGTACTCCCGCAGCTTGTCTAGCGCCCCCACCACCATGTCGAGCGGCAGCCAGTCTACAACGGCCTGGAGCCCGCCCTTCTCCTTGAACATCGAGAAATCGTCGATGGGGATCAGCTCGTTGCCCACGGCTTCTGCCAGCAGGCGCTTCACACCTTCGTTCGTCTTGTCGTACACGCCTCGAACGTTGATGGCCCGCTCCAGGCTGGTGATGCGCGTGGAGATGTCGTCAACCTCATCGTAGAGGTCTTGCGCCAACACGAAGTCGGGAGTGGGGATGAGCTTGGTGGTGGTGCAGTTGGCGAACATCGGGCGGGGGCAGGGCCAGAACCCGTCCAGACCAAGCGGATCGTCCTTCTCGTCTAGGATCTGGTCGTACCCACACACCCACCACTGCACCTTGCGATGCTCCTTCGACCAGATCTCCCACACCTCGGCCCGAGACCACGGGTTGTTCTTGTCCCCGGAGTCTTCGTCCTTCGCCGCCAGCTTCGCGTTCATCGGAACGAGCTTGGCGTGCCCCTCGCCGAACCGCTCTACGAGCGCGTCGTAGGTCATGTCTGCCTTGAACGCCACCCACCGCACCTCGTCCCAGGTGCGCGCCGGGCTCCACCGGAAGTCCTTCCAGTAGACGTAGTCAGTCTCCACGCACTCGTAAGACTTCGTAGGCTCCGGGGTGTAGGCGGGAGCCAGTACGGACCCAAGGTCGTCCATCACCGCCGCCACCTCGGCCTGCTCCTCGAACTCGGCCTCGTAGCGTAGGCGCACCACGCCGAGGCCCGGCAGGAGCCGGTCACTGAGCGCGTTCTCAAGCGCGGTGGCGTAACTGTCTGAGTCCCGTTCGATATCGAGATTGAGGAGCCGCTGTAGAATCTCACCGGCCACACGCGCCTGGTCGTCGCCTGGGTCCGCAAAGCGACGCTTCACGTCCACCTGCGGGGTCTTGCCATAAAGGAGCGCCTGGAGCGTCTGCACGTTAGCCGTGAACAGGTTGATGCGCGTGTCCCCGCCGACAGTGGCCTCGCGGTTGTCTAGGAACCGCTTGACCACCTTGTCACCGCGCTCCACCCACTTGCGCTGGTTCTCTTCCGCCGAGTCCATCTCGACGCGCCAACGGTCAGCCCACCCGTGCGTAGTGTCGGGGAACTGTTCCGCCTTCTGAATCATCTCGATGGGCATCAGATTCTCCTGCGGGCAGCCACACCGCGCCTGTGAGCCTCGAACAACTCTTCCAACTTGAACCTATTGTGCATCGGAGCGGCTGCCGGCTCAACCGGCTTGGGGCCATCTGGCTTGGCCTTGAGCAGCCCAGACACCTTCACCACGCTCGCCAGCCCCCGCCAAGAGTCGGCCCCGTGGCTAGACCAGTCATGCGCCGGACGTGGGGCGAAGGTCTTCTTCTCCTCGTCGAACTCATAGTGGTACTGCCGCAGAGCCTCCACGCCCTCGGCGCAGCGTGGGTGGAACCTCACCGGCTGTTGGAGCAGCCAGCGTCCGGCCTGGATGCCGTCCAGCAGCGGCAAGTCAGGGCCGACCACCACCTGCCCCGGCCACTCCTTCATGCACTGGTTCAGGATCGACACCCCGGAGGACAGTGTCACCTGCCTTGCGTCGTGTGGAAGCCAATGCTTGACGTACTTGTACGGCTTCTGGTTGAGGAGGTCGAAGTAGTGCGAGAGCGGCTTGCCGTGCTCCTCGTAGTAGTCCACCACGTCCACACCGGCTCCGTTGAGCTGCCAGAACCAGATGGCCGTTGCGTCGGTGAACCCGAGATCCCAGGAGGTGAACACCTCGCTGCGCGGGTGCTCGAACGGCCCTAGGCCTCCAGCGTTGCGGATGGTGTCCACCAAGTCGCCCCAGACCGAGCCCACAAGCGCGGCGGTCCAGTCGCACAGGTACTCCTGCTTGATGAGCGCCTCGGGCATCCCCTCTGCCCGCTCCTCTTCGATGGTCTTCTCTGGGTCGTAGGCCCTCGTGTCGAAGAGCGTCTGAAGCTCGCAGAACCACGCAGGGTCCTTGACGGCCACGTCGTACAGCTCCTTGGCGTGGTTCTCCCCTCGGGGGGTGGTGATGAAGGCCGCCCACCCGCCGTTCTCCCGGAGCATCGGGCGAATCATGTTCCACGCCTTCGGGTTGGAGAGCGCGAACTCGGAGAACACGACTCCCACCGGCCCGGCGCCAACCACCTCGATGCGGTCTGACCCGATGAGCCGCCAAACAGAGCCGCACTTCAACTCCAGCATCATCTGCTGCTCATCCTTGCGCTTCACGATGGACCCCGGGCGCTTCGGGTCCAAGAACCCCGGGAACACGTTCTCCATGATGCGCTTCCCGTCGCTCGTGAAGCCCTCCCAGATGGCCTTCCGGGCCTGGGCGAACGACGGGAAGATGTGCCAGTACACCCCGTGCCTCTTGTGCGCGTCCTTGCAGGTCTGGTGCAGAGCCGTAAGATCCTTGCCTCCGCGCCTGTGGACGATCCACATGAGCCGCTTCACCCCCGAGTCCCTGGCACGCATGTAGCGCGCTTGGTACGGGCGAGGGGAGAAGTCGTTGGGGAGCGAGACATTCACAGGTAGTACCCGATCATAGGTATCGTCCCACTAGCAGGGCCCTCACTCAGGGCGCCTACAACCGAGAACCCACCAAGGTCGTCCAGTGCTGTGAACCCCGCGTCGAACAGCGACCCGCTCTTCACGGCCGCGGCGGCGTCGCGC